TCTACCATCTGGTAATATAGCTTGTGCAGGTATTAAAGATATTAGAAAGAGGCCTTTCTTCAAGGTTACTCTTGCTAAGTCTTGTAGTACAGCATCAATATACTCAGGTTCTATATGCTCTAGTACATCTATACAAGCTACGAGCTCGCGAGGTGCGGGTACTTCGTCCTTTCCAGGTATTCCGGGATCATACTCTTTAACACCTAAACCTGTCAGGCCTTGTTTTAGATATCCCTTACCACAACCATAGTCTAATACATCTGTTAGGTTGTTTTCTTGGGCTATACGTAGCACGCTAGACGCACCGGCTATTTCTGCAGTGGTACCCCAAGAATCTTGCTCTACGCTAGACGCACCGGCTATTTCTGCAGTGGTACCCCAAGAATCTTGCTCTTGATGCATCTGCTGTAGTTGTTTCTTATAATCAGCTGATATGGTTGTCATCGTATAAACCTTTGATAAGGTCTCCGAAACATTCTTCTACTAAAGTCTTTGACTCAGCTAAGGATAGTATTTCAACTAAACCTGCGAACATTTCTCGAGAGTTTGTTAAGTCTAGCGGCATAGCTACACCTTCTGGAGTAGGCTTCCACTCTTCATCAAAATCCATGTAGTATTTGCGTAAGTGCATATACTCAATACCTCTAAAGGTATTAATAGTAAGTCTTATCTGTATTTCTTTAACTTCATCATAGTGTATAACACGCGAGTAAGCCTCGGGTGCTTGATGCAAGTCCACTATCGTCTACCTTCATTCTTTAGTATGGACGATAGAGGTACTACACTCGACACATTAGACGGGCGTAGTAAACGATAAGAATCAGTATCCCAACAGAAAAACAGTAAAGTCTGTTCTGTCTCTTTCGCTCTATTCTTTTTTGTTTGAATGTAAGGCGTAGAAAAATCCAAAGTACATACGTTGTACTTCAGTTTGCGGGATTGTTCACTGCGGTAAGTAATAATCGCATCACCGTACTCATGTACGAGTTTTGCTAGTTCTTGTTTTTTCACTGTAACTCCTTTGTTAGTATTTCAGCAACAATTATTGTGAGTATACTTACTATTAGGTGCTTTTCGTGAATACAAAAATACCCCGCTAGGCTAACCTAGCAGGGTAGAATACTTAGCCTTCGTTAATCGCAGTGATTACTGTGGTGAAGTATTGAGATGCTTTACCAGTCAACTTGCCGATGATTTCCTCATCAACAGCCTGACCTGCATCATTAAGAGCTGCAATCAATGCTTCCGCGGCTGCTGCCTTGGATACACGAGTGCTACCTCCTGTAGAGCCTCCACTAGATTTAGCGGCAGGTGTTTTCTTAACATAAACGCCAGCTTTGGTTAAGATCATGCGAACACCGTTAGGTGACTCGTCTAATTCTTCTGCAATATCTTTTACAATCTCCATACTGGTCTCTGGAGTTGGTTGTGCTTCTTCATACAGGCTTACTGCCTGTGCTTTTTTATCGTCGTCCCAAGCCACTTTTCGTGTCCTCTTGTTAGGGTTTTTATTTCCTGGGCAGTTACCCAGAGCTTTAAGTTGTTGAGTATAAAATCGGTCTCCCAATTTGGTATTCTCCTAAATTTGAAAAGATATTATACGCAATTTTAAGGAAGTCGTCAAGAATTATTTTTTATAACCTTTCAATTCTTACCCCATACTGCCTCAAGTGTTCTAGCTTACACAATTCATATGCTGGTACGTAAGCACTGAAACCGCCTGCGCTCACATTGGAAAAGAAAGTATCTTCACTTTCAACCTTCTGTCGAATGTAAACCGCATATGCAGGGCATCCATACTTCTTCTCATAGTCAAACTGTGTCATACCTTTCTTGCTTGCCAGAAACTCAGGGGTAAGTCTGCTCTTTACTTCTACAGCCGAGTGGTATGTTGCCGACCACGCAATCTCCCCGTCTTTGTAGTCATCAGACATACAATCGTCAGGGTAGTAATGAGAGCCTAACTTCTCTTCTTTATTCGCAGGCCTCTGTGGCACGCCTACTCGATCAAGAAGAGTTCTTACAAAACTAGGGCTTCTAAATAAGGATTTAGAAATCTCCGATACCGTCCCACCTTGCAAGTAACTCTCGCAAGCCTCCGCAATCTCAGCTTGAGACGCGGGTCGACCCCGTAGAGACTTCTTACGTTTGGCGGTATACTCTTTTTTGTCATGATACTCCTCGATAATCTTATTAAGCCTAGTAGTATTATAGGCTATGTTTAGAATGTCGCAGGCTTCTTTTTTAGTTATTGCTTTTGTTGTAGTTTGGGCTGAAGAACTGGGGTTTAGAAGTGCTATCACCCTTTCGATTGTCTTGTTTGATAAGTCCTCGTAGTCCTTCTTCTTTACTGTTCGTCTTGCCATACTCTAACTCCAATAGTAGTTCGCAATAGTGAATGATTTTCTTTATGTCTTCTGCACCATTCTTAGAAGAATGACGAGTCGCATACTTTATTATGTTTCCTTCTATGTATCCTAAACCATTTGCGTGTATATACTCTAATGGTTGTATAGGTAGATCGTAATGCGAGCCACCTTCTTGCCGATCTAACGGTCTTTTTTCTTCTTCTGTTTCTTCCCACACTGGTAATTCTCCGCTTCCTGCTTTATTAACTAATCTTTTCGCCATGACAAAACTCTTGAATCATAGGGAACATGGGGTAAATCGCACAGGCACAAGCCCTAGCAATATCCATATGCTCCTTTTGAGTCCCTGGTGTAGTTCTTACATCAATATAATGAATCCAAGAACGTACTGTACCGTGCATATATAATCTAGTTTTTGTTAAACCTTCTGGCAATACTGCTCTTGCCTGTTCTTTTGCAATTCCGTTTTCTATAGCCCAGCTATATGCTGAGGTCGCTGAATCAAGAACTTTCTTCTGTTGTTGTACCCAATGTTGCTGTAGCAGTTCATCTTCAGTTTGTATACTATTCTGTCTGTTCTTAGTATCTTGTAGTCTGGCTTCTCGAAGCTCATAGGGATAGCCCATCTCTTTAGGGTCTGCATACCTTTGGCTAAATTCTTGAAACGCAAAACTACGGTGTCGTACTATCTGGTGAGCAATATCACGAGTAGTATTAATTTCTAGTGTAATACCTGCCATCTCGAAAGGCGACCAGTGTTTGTGCTTCATCAGATACTGTACTAGCTTATGAGAAGTCTTGTCATTATTCTGGTTACTAGGGTTTGATACTCTTGCCATATATGCAATATCTGCTATAAGATCTGGCGAAGAAGTTGAAACAAGTTCTACTTGTGGTTGGTTTGGTCTCATTGTCCTGAAATCCTGTTGTCATAGTCTGCTAACTCCTCATCCCACCAATGTGGTTTGTCTCTGTGTTTCCACTCAGCGAAGGTAGCTTTGTCTAGCATATAGAAGTTACGATATGCTTGTATAGGGTTGTCGTCATCTTTCAACTCCTCAGTCATAGCAAGAGCAAAGGTAGTGAACCCGTGGTCTTCAATATGTTGAGGGTCTGGAAGGTTGTTAATCATTGTGAGGCTTTTATGTGTACTGCCATAACGATAATGTGCCTCACTGCCAAGTGCGTTGGCGTAGCAGTGTGTCCAATAAAAGTTTTCCAACGAAGAACGCACCCATACACAAGATGGGTGGTTCTGCATTGTAGGAAGGTATGGAAAAAGACGATCTTCCATAGGTAATTCTTTTTGCTCTTTACGAGTTGTCTGAAGAACAGCATTCTCTTCTTTAGTAATAAGTCTAGGTACATATCCGAATAGATGATCTATCCAGAGGTTAGTACAGATAAGCTGAGCTGCTTCGAGAATCATCTTGTTGACGTGTTTGTCAACATGATATTCTGCACACTTGTCGAGATCTTGGTCAAGATAAAAAAGGTTAATGGTATTCTCCTAAAATTGAAATGATATTATACGCAATTTTAGGTGAAGTGTCAAGAACTATTTCTTTTTTCCATCTCTGCAATCCCAGTGTAAATCGTTTCCAAACTCTTCGAAGTAAAGCATTTCTGTTCCTGCCTTGTCATGTCCTTTACAATATATAGTTTTAAAAGCTACTTCTGCCATTTGAAACCATGTTTGAGTACACTTTAAACCTTCCTCCTTATCATACCAGTGGAAGAAAGGTTTCCATACAGGCTGTTTAAATCTACATACTTGAACTAAGGTGGACTCTCTAACCTTTTCTGGAAGTTCCAATGCTGCTCTTAGTCTCTGGCTACCACAAATGGGATACCAAAGGTCTGTTACTAAAAAAGGATTAACAAAACCACTCTCTTCTAAACTTTTAAGTAGTGGCTCGTTTAAGGTTATGTCTTTAAGTTTGTCGTGGTTCTGATCTATCAACCACTGTAATGATCTGTAGTGCCACCTGTGCTCAGGCCAATCATCAATACACTGCTCCGCTACATGATCATCTAGTCTTGCGAATAAGGTCATATTACTTCTCTCTTGATACTTTTTGTACTTTTTCTACTGTACGCATTGCGCCCAGTCCTAACATACCCATCAACACTGGCATCATCTGTGACGTGTCAATCATAGGTATGGTCATGGCTACTTCTGCTACAGCCAGACCAAAGTTGGTCATAGGGATTAAAATAAAATTAGAAAGAAAACCTATACCACAAACCCAACCTATGAAAGGTCTCCAACCCGCTACAAACATAGACTTATGAGCAGCTTCAGCTTTATTAACTTCCATCTGTCCTTTCGCTAGTTCTTGTGCGTGTCTCTCTGCCATAGTTGACAGGTCGTGTGCAAGTTTATTTTTTACATCTTTATCTTCAATAAATTTATCTAATAGGGTTGTTGCTGGTCCGATTAAGCTAGCTAACATTTTCTAACCTCGTCATCAATCTTTCGGCTCTATTGCCGACTTGCCTATACCATCTGGAGTCTCTGCCTTCCACTGCTGCAGTAGCCCAGTCCTCGTTATCAATTGCTTTTCTCATATTTTTAAACTTACTAAGTCGAGGACGTCCAAGATTAAATAGCATATTTACTAGTATCTCCTGGACTTCCTCTGGGAAGTTGCCCCACATATCATATAAGATTCGGCACTCATCNACAGCTACAGCAAGGTCTGACTCAAATGCTTGCTTAACCCGGTCTTCAG